TTATCCAGCGAATACGTTTCCACTACCCTGTGTTAATGCAATGCCACACCCGTATGGGTCACCATTTCGTGCAATTTGTTTGTTGTTAACATATACTGAACTTGAGCCGCTACTTAGTGCAGTAGCATGCGTTGGGCATCCTGCGATAGGGGGTGCATACGGATGTGATGTATTAACATCACCTTGTCTATGTGTACTTATACTATTTGTAAATACATCACTAGAACCAACTGAGGCAGTTGGAACCACACCACACTCATGAACTGATACTGCATCACCTACTCTGCTTACTTTTTCCATACTACTATTTATTCAGTAAGAACTTGCTTAGGTGGCTCAGCATGCATTTCTTCAATTGCTTGTGTGTACGATGCTTGAATATGTTCTTCGACATGCGCAACTACTGCAATAGCAGACTTGTTTAATTGCATTGGCTTAGACATGTCACCAGCAATCATTCCAGGCAATGTGTCGGGACCTCCTGCAGTTAATGTGATACTCAACGGGTTTAGAATATGAATATCAGTTTGATTAATATCATCAACCTTAGCAATGAATTCTTCACCACTTAGTAACTTAAAACTATAGATGGTATCTTTGTAAATCTGTATCATTTGCTTTCCATAATTTCAGTTACACGAGTCTTAATTAACTCAGCAGGCAGTGCATTTAAACCATCGTATCCGCCTTCGACTAATAATGTCTTATTAACATACAATTGTGGAACTGTTCTATGGCCCTCACCAACCACAAATGTCTTAGCATTTTCATCTTCATCAATCTTCACAACATTGCATTCAATGTTGTATTCTTCCAATAAATCCTTTGCCTTAACACAATATGGACAACCTTCTTTGCTATAAATTGTAATCATAAACTAAATCCTTTTAATGTATCTTCTGTGATATCTTGTTTAACTGCACCAATCGTATATGAAGTTATTTGTGTTTCTTGAGGCGCTACTTGTACTTCTGAACCTGAAATCCATTTTCCTGTCCACGGTAGTGGGTCTGAACCACCTTTAAACGGAGATACTAACCCAACTGCCTTCATTCGTTTATTGGCAATGAACTCAACGTACTGACAAAGTAATTCTTCGTTCAATCCAATGATAGAACCATCTTTGAACAAGTATTTAGCCCATTCCTTTTCCTGTTGTACTGCATCTAAGTACATCTTTGTTGCTTCTTCCTTTGTATCTTCTGCAATCTTTGCAAAGATTGGGTCATCCTTTGGCATCATCTTAAGAACAGTTTGCGTGAACCCTAAATGCAAGTTCTCATCGCGACAAATTAACTTAATAATCTTAGCGTTACCTTCCATTGATTTAAGTTCAGCAAATGCCCAACTACAAGCGAACGACACATAGAATCTAATACCTTCTAGTACATTCACACTTAGCATTGCTAAGTAAATACGTTTCTTTAACTCGTACTCTGTAATTTCTACTTTCTTACCATTAACTGTGTGTGTGCCGTAACCAAGTAACTGATAGTAATTGCTGTATTCAATTAAGTTGTCGTAGTACTTACTTACGTCAGCACCACAGTCAATAATCTCTTGAATATCCAACATCTCATCAAATACAATACTTGGATTTGCGTAAATGTTACGAATGATATGCGTATAACTTCTGCTATGCACTGTTTCGTTGAATGACCACAGTGTAGTCCATGCTTCTAACTCAGGGATACTAATCAATGGCAAGAATCCTAAACTAGGACTTCTACCTTGTACAGAGTCTAATAGTATTTGGCGTTTAAGATTGGATGTAAAGATGTGCTTTTCATGGTCGCTTAACCCTTTAAAGTCTTTAATGTCTTTGTTAAGTTCAACTTCTTCAGGTCTCCAAAAGAAACCCATCTGCTTATCGGTTAACTTATCGATTTTTTCGTACTTTAATGTTTCGTAACGCTGTGTGCCCATTGACCCGTTTGGGTCTAAGAACATTGGACTATCAATATGACTTTTTTCTTTACTAAAATTAATTACACTTCTACTCATTGTATTTCCTTATATTTTGCAACTGTCGCAGTCCGCGTCGTCTGTAGCTTCTATTTCACCTGCACCATCGTATGTTTGGAAATAGTACAATTGTTTTCCGCCGTATTTGTAAAACGTAATAATGTCTTCTAACATCTTACTCATTGGTATTTTTTCATCTTCGTACTGTGTTGGGTTATAACTTGTATTAACACTAATACCTTGGTCGATGTACTTCTGTAGTACTGCCATCACCCTTAAATAACCTGATGGACCTGGTTGGTCCCAAAGCAGTTCGTACTTGTTCTTTAAGTGCCTGAACTCAGGTACAACTTGTGCCATTACACCATCTTTACTTTGTTTAATTGATACGTAACTTCTTGGTGGTTCAACGCCATTAGTTGCATTGCTGATTTGCGAACTAGTTTCGCTTGGCATTAACGCCATTAGCGTAGAATTTCTAATACCGTGTTTCTTGAGGTTTTTACGCAAACCGTTCCAATCCATTTTGTTCTTGTGTTTAATTACTTCGTCTACTTCTTTCTTGTACGTGTCGATTGGTAATATCCCATCGCCGTACTTAGTTTCAGAATTTAACGGACAAGCACCTACCTCTTGTGCTAATTCATTACTTGCTTTAATTAAATAGTAACTCCAATGCTGTGCCCAAGTGTCAACTAACTCCAAGCCTTCTTTGTCGTTATAACCAACGCCATGCTTTGCTAAGAAGTACGCAAGATTAATAATACCGACACCAAGTGGTCTACGATTTTCAGTAGCAATTTGTGCCGCTTTAACAGGGTAATCTTGATAACTTAACAATGAATCCAATCCACGTACTGCTAAATTACAAGCACGTTCCATATCCTCGGGTTTCTTAAATGAACCCCAATTAATAGCAGACAATGAACATAGTGCAATCTCGCCTTCCTCGTCATTAAAATCATTTAATGGCTTGGTGGGAAGGTCTATTTCCGAACAGAGATTTGACATTTTAATCGGGGCTAAATCAGGCTTAAATGAACCATGTTCATTGGCATGGTCTACATTCATTAAATACATTCTTCCTGTATCTTTGCGCTCTTGTATAAACGTACTAAACAACTCCATTGCCTTAACTTTAACTTTACGTATAGATGTTTTGCGTTCGTACATCTCGTACAACTCGCGGAACTTATCCTGGTCTGCATAGAATGCATCGTACAAGTCAGGTACATCATGTGGACTAAACAATGTAATATCACCACCTGTTAATAAACGTTCGTACATTAACTTGTTCATTTGTACACCATAATCAAGTGTTCTAATGCGTGTTTCTTCTGTTCCTTTGTTATTCTTAAGTACTAATAAGTCCTCTACCTCTAAGTGCCATATAGGAAAATACAATGTCGCTGAGCCACTTCTAACACCACCTTGCGAACAAGACTTAACCGCAGTAGCAAAGTGTTTATAAAATGGTATAACGCCTGTATGATAAGCATCACCTGATCTAATAGGTGAGTTAAGTGCTCTAATTCGTCCTGCACCAATACCAATGCCCGCCTTTTGACTTACGTACTTAACAATGGCACTTGTTGCTGCGTTAATTGAGTCCAAACTATCGTCTGACTCGATTAATACACAACTACTAAACTGTCGTTGTGGTGTTCTTACACCTGCCATTACAGGAGTAGGTAAACTAATTTGATGTGTACTAATTGCATCGTAGTACTCTTTAACCCAATGCAATCTAGTTTTAGTGCCTTTCTTTGGATAATGTGCAAATAATGTTGCCGCGATTAATGCATAACAAATTTGTGGTGTTTCAAAGATTTCTTTAGTAACACGATTCTGTACTAGGTACTTACCACGGAATTGTTCCATGGCAACATATGTGAAATCTTCGTCACGTGTGTGCTTAATAAAATTATTAATATAGTTCCACTCGCCTTCTGTGTATTCATGTAATAACTCAGGGTCATAAAACCCATTGTTTACATTTTTTACTACAATTTCATATATATGACATGGGTCAAACTGTCTATAAACTTCTTTACGTAAACTGTAATTGATTAAACGACCTGCTACGAATTGATAGTTTGGAGTATCTTCCGTAATTAAGTCAGCAGCAGATTTAATTAATGTCTCTTGGATATCCTTGGTAGTAATACCATTATAAAACTGAATATGGCTTTTTAATTCTACTTGACTTGCACTAACACCAGTAATTCCTTCTGTTGCCCAA